TTTTATAATTTCAAGACAAAGGGCTTTAGGGATTTTACTTCGTTCGTAATTATCTTTTAAACCCTGTGTTCCTGTTTTAGAACCTCTTGGAGCTGGTTCGTGGTGACATTTTTTGTTTCCGTTGTAACATTTTGGAAGCGGTTTCCATCCATTTTGATTAAATAACGTTGCTATGTTGTTTGAAAAAATATCCGTTGGCTTCATTCTTTTATCACCATAACTACAATACGTTACTGTTGTCCTGTGTAATGGTTTCATAAAATCCATTTTTCTAAGCATACCCACAGGGTTTTCAATATAATATATACAATTAAGTTCGTTAACTAATTTTAAAACATTTTTTATTAATCTATCACTTTTTATTGCAAAATCTGAAATTGGTTTTTGGTTTTTTCTGTGGTGTGAAACAGCAGCAATTGAATAACTTGTACACGGTGGAGAAGCCCATACCATATCTACATTAAAAGGTATATCTTTTGTAGTTAAATATTCAATGTCTTTTACTAAATCAATATCTTTAAAGTTGTTTATATCAACACTAAAAACATTATGGTTTCTTTGGTCGCATATTTTCCCCAATGATCTAGAACCCGCAAACAATTCTAAAACATTCATTAATAATTTTTTACGGTATTATTCATTTCGGATTTTATAAACGATATATTTGTTCTCATAGCGTCCGCCACTCGGTAACCACTTTCTAACAACCTTCGCAGTTTATACATTTCTGGAACGTTAACGTTTGCTTCGTTGGTTGCCCTTGCTACGCTAAAACCTTCCTTTACTTTGTTGTGTATTACCGCCTCGTAACGTTCGTGGGCTTCGGTTCTAATTGTTTCAATGTAATATAAGTAAGATGTTAAATCCTTTAAATGGTTGTTTAATTTAACTCCGTCTAATTGGCTTCTGTTATAATCCTCTATAATCTCAGCTATTTTATTTAATACTTCGTTCATTAGAATATTCTTAGTTGTTGTTTATGTTGTTCTATTCGTTTCTTTGCTGCCTCAAAATATTCTTTATCTAACTCGCAAGCGGTTAAATCAAAACCTAAATTGTGGCAAGCTATTGCAATTGAGCCACTACCTAAATGAGTATCTAAAATTTTATCTCCCTCTTTAGTATAGTTCATTAAAAGCCATTGATATAATCTTATAGGTTTTTCGGTAGGGTGTATAGTGTTTTGTTTAAGTAAATCAACTCTATTTATATTAACTACTCTTGTAGGTTTATCAAAACTACTATAAGCTAATTCACAATCTGACATTGTTAAACCTATTTGACCTTTAAACCAAACCACCCAACCTTTAGTCCCTTTACTTAAATGTTCTACAAAATAATTCGCACCCCAAATAATCTGATTTTTGCTAACTCTTTGTAATTCAACAAAATACTCTTTACTAGGTATTTTATTATCCCAGCTTTTTTCTTTATGATATTTTCTATCACTTTTTTTACCTTGTTTTTTTTCTTTCTGTCCACTTATACCAATACCATAAGGAGGGTCTACAATAGCTAAGTCAAAATAATTATCTTTATACCTTGCCATAAGTTCCATATTATCTTCGTTAGTTATCTTCATTCCTTAACTGTTCTAATTCTAATAATAATTGTACGAATGTTTCCAATTCACAGGCTAAATAATCCTTTTCAAAGTTTTTCGTGAACACCACAAGTGGTTTTTTGTTATGTGAGCCTATGCAATCATTAGCCGACTGCTCAAGAGCCTTCCAAATGTTTAGCTTTTCTTGGTTCTTACACTCCCAGTTAAACTCTGATAATATACCTTTAGTTGCCATAATATCACCTTTAATACTCAAGCCACCACTATTAGGAGTTCTTCTAATTTCTGAGCCAAACTCTCTACTAAG